AAAATCAAGGGCTTAGGTTAATACCAAGTCCTTTTTTTATGCCCACTGTCAACGGATTGACAACGCCGGATTAATTTCCAAAATTTCTCTCAGATAGTCGGGAGCAAGATGGGCATACTTCATAGTCACGTTCAATGACGAATGCCCTAGAATCTTTTGTAGGGCCAAAATATTACCGCCGTTCATCATGTAATGACTAGCAAAAGTATGGCGAAGCACATGCGTTCTCTGGCCTTCCGGTAGCTTTATACCAGACTCATAAAGCCGCCTAGTAAACGTCGAATAGGCATCATTGAACGGACCTTGTTGCAAGCGGTCCTGTAACTTTTGATACAAATCATTCGTAACCGGTACTGACCTTGCACGCTTAGACTTCGTACGGCGGTAATGCACCATGCCATTAGCAAGATCCATTAATCGAAGTCCTTGAGCTTCACCCCAACGCGCCCCGGTAGACAAGCAAACCAACGCAATCAAGTAAGCATCAGATTCACTTCTAGCAAGATACGAAAAAAGCTTTTTTATCTGCTCGATCGTCAAAAAAATAGTTTCAGAGTCCTGACACTTTATTAGTCGTATAGCATTGAAATGATTTTTTCCCTGAAATTGCATCGATCGAGATAGGTCATTAAAAACGGCTTTGAACGTCTGAAGCTCACGGTTTAACGTTGCCGCCTTAACACCTTCATTTGCCCGTTTAGAACGATATTCAAGGAAGATACACGGCTGGAATGTAGCCATGATCGGATTACCCATTGCAGAGGATGCTTGAATCATGCGTTGCTTGGTATCGAGACCCGAGGAAAGATGTTGCCCCGTATTTTCCCACCAGAGTTCAACAAATTCGCTAAGCTTGCGTAGGTCTTTTTTCGGCAAGGAAAAAGCCGGATCAAAAGCCGCTTTGGATTCAATCGTTATTTGATAGCGACGTGCTTCAGCTTTTGTATCGAACGTTTTACGGAAACGGCGATGGCCACGGCCGCCAGGCTGTATGTCGACCAGCCATTTATCGCCTTGCTTTTTGATCATGCGGCGATTCCAAAGCCTACCGTTTTGATTTTTAAGCGCTGTTCAACATCCCGCATGATTAAAGCCGATACCATGCTGGAATCATCGAAGATGCCGTATTTTCGCTCGAAGTAGCGGAAGAGATCACGCCATAGGCCGGATTCACGCAGGCAACGCAAGGCGTAACGGACAGGGTAGCGGTTTCTTGCATAGATGCTGATCAAGTTACCGTAGGCTAAGCACACGTTTTTTTGATTGCCTTCCCCAGGCTTTTTTTTAGCGCGTTTGGTAAAGATCGGTGCATGTTCATTGGCCCGAACATGAATTGATTCAGCCATGAATTGCCAAGCCGGATGAATCATATCTTTGGATAAATCCAGGCGATAGCTTTTTAACATGGCGTATTGCCAAAGCCCCCGGATATAGGACATTGCCTGCCTGAAGCTCTTTATTTCAACGTCCTGCTCACGGGCCAATTCATCAATGATGGTATGGTGAAAACGCATTTCAAAACGCCAGACGGCCTCATCAGCACAATACACGGGCTCTAAATCGGAATCGCAAGCATCAGCCCAGACTTGACCCCAGAAGTGCATCTTATCCGCCTCACGAGCTTGTATATCTTTGCGATAAGCCGAAAACTGAAGCTGGTCAGCCCGACCAAAAAGAAAGGATTGTGCACCGCCATACTTAGCGGAATGATCGGAAATATTGAATTCTGTCATGCCGGTACGCGATATTTTACGGCGTGCTTTGGTCGTCAATTGCAAATCAAGATCATTCGGCACATCAAAGCCTTGAATATCGCAGCATAAATGCAGGGCTACGCCGACAGGCTGAACTTGAGTCATAAGCTGCTTTGCAAACGCATCCATCATGATTTGAAGCTCATCAACGGAATGCTTGAAGATCAAGTGAGGGGAGAGCTCAATCTTTAAATGACTGGCATTCAAGTTTTCTTGCGCGTAAACGGAGCCGATCAGGATAATGACACCGAGATCCTGATTCAGCAGGGTATAACGATAACCGCCCTTTTTGCCGCTGGATACCATGAACGGCACGAGTTCACCGCCAGCACCGACCAGGTCGAAGAATTGACCATAGCCAACGGCAAACCGATCTTTGATTTGCTGGTAAACCTCATGGTCAATCAAACCACCGTAAATATGCTTTACGGTATCGACGCCGGCATGAAGAACGCGAACCTGATCGGAATTCCACTGAGTTTTATTTTTCAGAAAGATGTTACCGTTCGGATTGGCTTCCAACTCACCTTTTGGGTTTCGAAAGAAACGATCAAATAATTTGCTAACTGACATCGTGTTACCCTTTGTGTCTTTATGTGATTGTCTATTTATATATTTGAGACGTGCTACATGGCCGTCTTTCGGTTGCGCTGATCAGGATCGAGTCTTAAATGCAAAGCGTTATCCCAAACCGACAACCCATCTTTTTTGCCAAAGTGCAGCACCAGACGCCCCGGTAGCGCGTGATTTATCCTTTCAGCCACCTTGAACCATTCCCGTTCTGAATGGCGCGTAGGGGAGCGTACAGCGACGATTTGACAATGACGCAGGCCGGCTAAGGTCAGGTCAAGGTATTCAGGGTTTCCCCACTGTAAAACCGGTATGACATGGATTAAGTGCTGTTGCCAGTAAGCACCGATCAGCCGAGAGCGGTATATCTGCCAAGCGGTGAAATAGTACGAATGATAGGTTTCGATAGTGAAGTCTGGCGTCATTGCCCATCGAGCCAAGATAACCCGGTCAACCTGATAATATGGTGCGCGCCAGATCGTTTCTAAGCGCCAATCATCGACAAAGGTATGTCTTGGCTTGGTATAGTCCGGATGCGTCCAACGTTGCCATTCACAGCCGGGATATTGCTTTTTGCGGTTGATAATGAGCGGCCAATTATCCAGATGGGGAACGGTTAAATTTTTTGCCGCTTCTACGCGCCTGAGATTCGCTGGATCTTTCACGCTCGGACTCTACACTTGCAACTTACTGATTATTAATTTCGTTTGATTTTGAGGCTGGAAAATAATTAATTCGACCTATGTTAGAAGTTACCATTTGACTTATACGAGAAGAATCCTGAGATTGGTCAGTTTGCACCGGATAAAGATGCTTAGCACGGATGTAGGTAGGAACTTTGCCGGCAAGGTAATCACGACAGAATTGTTCAGTAGCGGGATAGGGATATCCCTTAGTCGCATAACATCGACACCATCCCGGACCAGAAGCACAGCCGATTACGACAGGAGCCGTAACAACTTCGACCATGCCGTCATAGGCCGGAGCGGTTTCAGGCCGTCCAGGGACACGCGGATGAAAATCGAATTGATTAGAATTGCCAGGAGATGGCAAAGGCAGAGGCGCGAGGTGAGCAAGCCCGTTTTGCTGAACTTGTGGAATTGTTTTTTGCACCATAACGGATTCGGGCTCGATAAAACCATGAATACGTTGATAAACTTTATACGTTAAAGGAATCAAAGCCAACAAGGCGATAATAATCACATAGAAAGCTAAAGGCTTGCGACGTTCAGGTTTAGTATGAAGTTCGGCGGATTTATAGAGCTTAAAAGCCGCCTTAGAAAGCTTGTAAGGCCGCTTATCTGTACCGGCATAACTACTGAGATCATGGCATTCCGGCCATTCATATTGATAGCGGCCCAGACTGGTAGCCCGAAGATGAATATGACGACCAACGAGACGGCGGATATTCACGTCAAACAACTGAGGGCCTTGCGAAACAATAAAGAAATCAATCCCTTGATGGCGATGGGTTTCAAGGCGAGCAACGGCAGGCGGGACAGGAGAGAAACCGGAGCGGGGACGAAAAACGTTCTGCACCTCATCCAGGACAATCAAGCTACCATCCGGAGCCCATTGATGCCATTCATCAGCATAAGGATGTTCGCCCTGTACAGCCTCACAGACACGGCATAGCGGGGAACGGCATTTGATGACCTCATGAGGAACCGTGAGCGCGGGGATGCCGTGAACAAATAATGGCCGCTGACCGTATTCTTCAACGCCTTCAATAAACAGGTGATTAACAAGCCAAGCGGTTTTGCCTGCCCCAGGCGTACCAGTGAGTAAGGTAATCATTTGAGCGCCAACTTTTTCCCAGCCATTAATGCGGCCCGACTACCGAGGGCACCCAGGATAATGCCGAAGGCTTGACCGACTCCACCCAAGTTCAATATCTGAAGCACCTCACCCGGTATCGAGTTGTATTGATTTTGAAACTGCATGACGACATTATCAGCCAAAGCAGTGAACGCGGCATAGCTGACAACTGTAAAGCCAAGCGCGAATAGAACACGATACGCTAAGGAGCCAGCTATCGAGATAAGAAAAGCAGCGAGAGTTTGCATGATTATTCCTTAATTGCACCCAACACAATCAGGCCTGCAGAAAGCCAAGCCACTGCAATAATGAGCGGTCGTATCATGTTGGCGAATTGACAGAGTAAATCGAATCGGAAAGTGATCGGTTTGCCCAAATAAGTCGCAGTCAAAGGCGCAGGACAAGAACCTCCACCACCTAGGGAAACAGGACTGATGCCAATACCGGCAGCATTCTGCTCACCTATATCATCCGCCCCCGGTACTTCACCAAAGGAGGAACAGCCGATTGAGTTCGGGTTTTTATCACAATCAGTCTGAGTCGCCGTACCGCCACCGGAGTTTTGCGCTACACCATCACCGACGCCAATCTGTCCGGGCGTCGAAACGGTAGTTACGGTGCCATCCGTACCGATAGTCGTGCTTTTAACCACAGGACTATGGCCGATAATATTGTCGGTTTTGGTTTCCGTTGTGGTAATGGATCCATCAGGATTACGAGTTTGGGTAGTTTGAGAATCAATCTTGACATCCTCATTGACGCAGGCTTTCACGCCGCCATTAACGAGGCACGCCGTGGTAGTCGGCGAATTAGAATTATTTGAAACACAGACGGGCTGACCGTTGACCAGGCCACAGTTCTTGTCGCTAGTTTGGTACGCTTGGCCGTTGACAGTACCGACGCCGTTGGTCTGATCAACGCAAATTTCAGTACCGTTGACGGTACCACACTTGAGAAATGGTCAAATGTTGTGTACGGGACATTGATTAAGCGGCGACTTTCTCCTGATCTTCCCGTACTCCATCCTTGAAGGAAACTCCCTGAATCACTTCGGCCAGGCGTGCAACGCCGCGTAACTTAAGCCAGCGGCGCTCGGCGCTTTTGACCAGCATGAACACCATCGCCAGGATGCTCTCCCGCGAGACACAGCCCCGCGTCTTGGCCGTGCGCAGTCGCACGGTGGCGAAGGTGGATTCGATCGGGTTGGTCGTCCGGATATGAATCCAGTGCTCTGCCGGAAAATCATAAAACGCGAGCAAGGCATCCTGATCCTTTTCCAGGCAGTCCGCTGCCTTCGGGTACTTCGGCCGATAAACGGTCAGAAAACGACTGAACGCGGTCTCGGCTTCCTTCCGGCTCGCTGCCATCCAGATTTCATGCAGACCCGCCTTGGCTTTCGGTTGTTGGCTCTTGGGCAGCTTGTTCAGGATATTGGCCGTCTTATGCACCCAGCAGCGCTGACTGCGCGTCGTACCGAAGACCTGCGGCAGCGCTTTCCAAAAGCCGAGGGCGCCGTCGCCAATCGCCAATTGGGGATCGATCCTCAAGCCCCTCAACTTTAGGTCCAACAACACTTCCCGCCAGGAAGCTTCGCTTTCCCGGTAACCGTCAGAGAGCGCCACCAGTTCCTTCTTGCCTTCCGGTGTCGCCCCAATCACCACCAGGATGCATTGCGCCGCATCTTCCAGTCGCACGCCGAAGTGGATGCCGTCAACCCACAGATAGACATAGCGCTGGTGCGAGAGATCGCGGCGCGACCAGCACTGCTGCTCGTCTTTCCAACTTTCCTTTAAGCGACTGATCGTGCTCGCCGACAAGCCCGGCGCCTCGGGGCCTAACAGGGTGCTGAGCGCTTCCTGAAAGTCTCCGGTCGAAAGTCCTTTCAGATACAGCCAGGGCAACAATTGCTCCACGGTCTTCGTGCGCCGTAAGTACGGCGGCAGTAGCGACGAAGTAAACCGTAGCTGGCCTGCGCGGTCGCGGATGCGCGGTACCGAAACCTCAATGTCGCCGATGCCAGTCTGGATCGTGCGTTTCGGCAAGCGGCCATTGCGCACGACCCGCTGCAAACCGGCTTGAGTCTTTTCCGTTTGAAAACGCTCCAGAAAGGCGCTGACTTCCGCTTCGATCGCCACCGCCAGCATTCGCTGGGCGCCTTCTCGCAAGACATCGGTTAAAGCATCGGCTATAGGGCTCGCACCCGCTAGCGTTTTTAACGGGATGACCTTATCATTGCTCATGGCGTATTCACTCCTCTTTGTTAGGATTTGATGACCTTGAAGACCATCAAGAATACGCCGCTTTCCTCATTCCTTCATCCACAACTTTCAAGCATAACTCACCACACTTTTGGTTGGCCTTAGGCGAGCTACTGCAAATAGTATTGCCCTTGGCATCCGTGACACATTGATTACCCGAAGCACTTTTCGATGCAGGAACAGACGGATTAGATGGCGTTTGAGTTTTCGCCTGTTCGCCGGCATCAGAACAAACGCCAGTGGAGAAAGCGTTGTAATCGCAGTACACCGCATGATTGCCAGTCAATTCAGACCAGCAAGTACCAGCGAAATCATCAGGATACATGAAGGCATATTCCTGACCACCATACGAGACCGTATTGTTATAAGAACGTCCGACATCAGCATCATATACCTCGTCGGACGAGCTTTCATACGTACCCGCCTTGACGGCTAATTTTTGAGAATCACCGGCTTGACCGGCGCAGCCGCCAGAACATTCACCCGTAGTAAGATCACGCGTCATGCCGACAGGACAGGCGGGAGCGCCTGAACAAACATAGGGAGGCGAAAAATTTACAGCCCCCCCATAGGGGCACCGCCAAAGCACAGATCCGGAATAACGGACGCCAATGGAATTTTTACAAAAATAGGCTTTTTGCTGAGAATCCAATCCATCAGGCACATAGGGAGGATTGGCTAAATCCAGAGAGGCACACACAGCAGCTAGCGAAGAAAACTCCACGCTATGGTTGTTAAAATAGGCTGGAACAGCGGGATAAGTATCCGCATAAGCAACAGACACAACACAAGCCAAAGCAAAAAATTTAACCACGGCCCGCATACAAGACAACTTAGTCAATCCCCGAAAAATATAATCCATGCTGCACCCGTCAAGGCCATGTAAACGGCAATCAGATAAAAGTCAGGTGTCATAATGCACGCCTCATTGTTTTAAAACCGAAGGCCACGGCCCAACACAAGACGATACCAAAGGAAACTTCAATGACATCAGAGAGTTCGAGACCGGAATAATTGGTTAGATAACCGACGCTAGAGCAGCTTGGGTAAACGCGAGTCAGGATGTAATCGGATTGCCCGGACGGTAAAAGAAAGCGATAGGTAATGTTGGCGGTATCATCTGCAAGCGCCGAGAATGCCACTGCAACAGCCACACCATCATCCGCAGGCATAGCGGGGAGCGAAATCTCAGCATTGGCGGCATCAGACAAGGAGGGATAGCAATATCCGCGAAAGAGGTTTGGCATACATAAATCGCACAATAAAGGAGCGGGGAAAATGCCGGGGAGCGGCATTAGCCGACCCCCCGGCAGATGGATTAAAGAGCGCGGCGCATGTACTGAAAGGCAACCGCCGCGACGACAGCGACCAAAGCCAGACCGCCGATAGTAGCTGCATCCGCTGCAGCATCACCAAGGGCTGTAGAAACGCCAGCAGGAACTGCAGCCGCAGCCAAGTTTGCTACGCCGGTCAGACCGGCACCTAAGGCAACTTTAGAAGTTGTTTTCATGTTTTCACCTCATAATTTCAAGATTAAAAAAAACCAGTGACCGACTGGTAGCGGAGTTCCCTTAAGAAGGGAAATTCGTTAAGAGAGTTTGTTTTGCCTGTAACGAAGGGCTTTAGCACGTTCCCGGATTACATGACGAAAATAGAAATCAATACGGGTAAACATGCCACTAGCAAGATGTCCGAAAATCACACCAACAGAGAAAGTGGTAAACAAAGCAAAGAAATATAAATCATCAAGCATATGGATAATGTCACCACATTGACCCATCAGATCGGAAACCGCTTGTTGGTATTGATTTAAGGAATCGTTCATGGAAAATAACCCGTATACAGATTAAAGTTTGTTTTTAAATATGGATTTGAGGGTGTTAGAACGGGTATTCGTTAAGCCGGTTTGTTTTGTCCAGGTTGTTCTTTGTTTTGGCTATTGAGCTTTGCAGTTAAGCGCGGGTCTTTTACGGCTAAGCAGGTAAGTTTGGCTTTGCCGCCAGCACCACGGCCTATGACTACGCGAAGTTCGAATTCGCCCGGAAGGAGTCCTTCGTTGGCGTAGGCTTCGAAGGTGATAGCCATTTCATAGGGACCGCCAATAGTGAGAATTTCGTTGCCGATGATGTTTTCGTTTAGGCCTTCGTTTTGTTGTTCAAGGAAGATGGAAATTCCGGAATTGGAGTCCATTGAGTATTTGGTTACTGAACGGATGTTGCCTTGAAGTACGGTTTGCATATTAGTTACCTTGGATTATGGTTTTAATGATATTAAGTGCTGTTTTCTTTCTTTTTATGGATAAGGGAAAGTGACCTTATGTTCTTTTGGGCGTTGCCTTCGGCCCGGGCTTTCCGTTCCAATCACTACTTTGAGCGGCTAAGAGCGAGTAAAGGAAAAATGCTATTCCGCGTTGCTCCATAGATTTTTCCTTAACTCGCTCTAGGCCGCTCAATGTAGTGATTTCCACTCCAATCCCTAACGCATTGAACGGCGAATCGGTCAGGGCCTTTTTTTGATACGTTAAGGCCACGGCCTTTTGATCGCTCCCTCTGCTCGGACTCACGGCCCCACCCTTGGGTCTTGGGTGGGGCCGCCCGTCTTTGCTTCCGGTCCGACGCGGCAAAGTTCCCCATTGAGGCGCGCCTGTCAAGGGCACTCGTCCCTCGGACCCTTGACAGGCGCGCCTCAATGGGGAAAAAGCAGCCGCGACCGAAAGCGACGACGAGCGGCCCCACCCAAGACCCCTTCCAACAGATTGGTAAGACTGATAGAAGGAGTTAGTTTTGCACATGGGCGGTTTCACTGGATGAAGCTGGGCCGTGGCCTTGTGCCGGAATGCCGTTGGGTTTCACTTGTAAGCGGCCATTGGCGTAGAGGGTTAACAGGGACTGAACAAGTTTATAGAATGTCAATCCGCGCTTGGCTGCATCGAGTTCAAGCTGTACGTAAATATCAGTCGGTAAAGCAGATTGAAATTTACGATAGGTTTGTTTTTGGTTTTCGCCTTCACGATAGGGAGGCAATAAGTCGTTTAGTTCGTTCATAAGATTTAACCGGGAATAATATTGTATTGATATGTAATAGGAAAAGGAAAAACACGTTTACTGAATACTACTGACCTTACATATAACCGTTTCCCTAAACCCCTTATTCTTTTTCTTCTATAAGAAATCTCAGAATATAAACCGCCTACAGGATATTTAATTGATTGCCCTGTTTGAGTAACTGAAATAAGAGCGGAAGGCAAAGTAAAAAGATTGGAATACTGCCAGCCAGGAATTACTTTTAATTCAGGTTGAGAATTTTCAAGAGCTTTTTCGCGCTCTTCAATTTCACGAAAAGCCTTAAAAGCCTCATAACGGCGATAAAATCGTCTTGTAACTTTATTAAAAACCCTAACCGACTTTTCATAAGCGGGATGGGAATAATCCATCGACATTCTCAAACGATACAGCCGATCATGAAGGTCATATGCCTGAAGGAATTGCTGAAATAAAACATTACGAGTTTGAGCAAGAAATTCTTTTGATATAGCCATTTTATTTCCCCTTACTTTTGCGCTTGGTCTACGCATTCTTGCGTGAGCAAAACCATGTTGACGACACGATGCTTGCCAATCAGCATCGATGGGATGTAGCCGCGATTAATCCAGCCTTCGACGACTCCGGGAGCAAAGCCGGTCAGTTCGGCAAATCTTTGCTGGCTAAGGACCGGAACGGATACAGCGGTTAGGTAGCTTAGGTTTGGGTTTTCTTGGTCGGTCATTGTGGTACTATAGAAAGCAGCTAAGGAACATTTACCATTTAAGTGTAAATATAGCACTCATTTAGTAATATGTCAAATGTTAAATGCAAATATAGCACTTATTTATGACGCTTAGAGAGAGATTAATAAAGGTCATTGACCATAAAGGAAAAACACCAAAAACAATGGAGGAACTAACAGGCATAGATAGAGCTAAATGGGCCAACATCAAAAGAAAAGACCCAATACGAGCTACAGAAGAACATATAGAAGCAGTGTGTAATCTATGGCCAGAATACGCACTTTGGATAACAACAGGCAAAACGATCCCGGAAGCAGGACAGATCAGCCCAGATATTGAAGAGGTCAGAAAAAATCTAGGGACGGGTACTTGACCGCATCGAAGGCGCTAGAAAATTGGTTCAGAGATACAATGTAAGGAATAGTATCTATACTTAGTTTTTTTGCAAAGAACGTAAAGGTAGAGGACATGCTATTGCTCGTAACATCATCATTGATATGCCTGTACATAGGATTCAGGCTTGGAAAGCATAAAAAGCTAAACAGCAATTCTTACATCCAAAACGAAGCAGAACTAGAAGTAATAAAAGAACTGAAAAAACTTGATAAAAACAAATACTATGTGATGAATGACATCACATTGCCAACAGAGGAAGGAACAACGCAAATCGACCATATTGTTTTTTCAGAAAATGGAATTTTCGTAATAGAAACGAAAGGTCACAAAGGATGGATTTTCGGGAAAGAAAACGATAGAAACTGGACACAGTATTTAAAAGGCGGAAGAAAATTCAGCTTTCATAGCCCTATAATACAAAACAGGAATCATATAAAGAACATAATAAATATAACAAACATTCCTGAACACACACTAAAAACAATAGTTGTATTTACAAATGATAAAATGGAATTTAAAACTTCTCTTCCAAAGCATGTACTAAAAATAAACCAGTTAATACAATACATAGAAGAATGGAATTTAAGCATATTAAATCATAGTAAAATGCTTGAAACAATTGGATTGATCGAATTCAAAAGAAAAGAAAAATCTGATGAAACAAATAAAGAACATATTGAATACATCAATAAAAGACTTTCACCCAAGCGCAAGATGAAAAACAATTAAAATAATGCAGAAAATATGTATTCAAATAAGGAAAACTTGAAATAAAAATCATTCGGCTGCAACTAATTAATAGTTGCAATTGTCAAATGAAGATGATAATATGCAACTATATTCTAGTTGCAAGTATCAAAAAATGAGCAACCAAAAAAAACTTTTTAAAGAGTTCATTAACACACCTTTCCCTACATGGAATGACGTCGAACACCTATTAAAAAAGCTAGGCTACCAAAAAATTGACAAAAAAGGTTCAGCCGTTGAATTTTGGAACGAATCAAAAAAAAGTTCGATATTGTTACACCGGCCACACCCAGGAAACACTATCAAAACCTACACCAAAAAAGATATCATCGAGCAGATTAAAAAAGCGGGGTTTTTTTATGAATCACTTTGAATATAAAGGATATTTAGGAAGCGTGAAAGTAAGCGTAGCAGATAAATGCATGCATGGAAAAATCGAATTTATCAATGATCTAGTAAATTACGAAGCAGAAACAGTAGAAGAATTAAAGAAAGAGTTCGAAGCATCCGTAGAACGATATCTAGAACATTGCAAACTGGTAGGAAAGGAACCGAATAAACCATTTAAAGGCACCTTCAACATCCGAATCGGCCATGAACTGCACGAAAAAGCAGCCAAAAGAGCAGAAGAAATCGGAAAATCGTTAAACGACTATATCAAGGACACCATCAAGAAAGACATCGAATCACACGCTTAACGACTGACAACAAAATGACAACGTTTGTGACGCTTTCAGTCGTTTATAGTGATTTTATGAAATTGTAAAGCTTTGGTTTTCTTACTTTTTTATATCGTTGAGTTACGTTTCAACTAACTTTTAATGCGGTTGTCATTGGTTCGAATCCAATACGACCCACCAAC